CGACTTTTTCTTCGACTTTTTCTTCGACTTTTTCTTCGACTTTTTCTTCGACTTTCTCTACTACTTTCTCTACTACTTTCTCTTCGACTTTTTCTTCGACCTTCTCTTCAACTTTTTCTTCAACCTTCTCTTCAACTTTTTCTTCGACTTTTTCTTCGACTTTTTCTTCAACTTTTTCTTCGACTTTTTCTTCGACTTTTTCTTCAACTTTTTCTTCAACTTTTTCTCTGAATTGAACCCTTTTTCTTGATTGCATTAATTGCGCATTGTGTAGATTTTCCAGCATTTTGTCATTTCGTGATTTGTTTATTTTTTCAAAAATATAGGAAAAAAAGATCTGTTTGTAATCAGATATTATAATTCTTTTTTCTTTTTTGTATTTCCATATATTCAATTTGTCCCATGATTCTTGTAAAAACATTAAAAATTGTGAATTCAAAGGTTCCTTTTCAAAATAAGGAATATTTTCACGAACTTTCCACCATTTTTTATGTGGTTCTTTTACTATAAAGTGAAGATAGGCAATTTTTTCGTCACAAATGTTTCGATTAGTTGCATCTTCACTTATTTTTACATACTGATTATAATCAAAGGAATCAAACACAGTGTTTTTTTCTTTACAGTAAACAACTACATTTTGAGGTTTTCCACTTTTATAATAATGATCAATAACATTTAGTTCAAAGTTTAATGGGTCGTTTATTCGAAACCGCAGCGGATCAAATCTCTTTTTCAATGAAAGGTTACTTTGTAAATAACGTTCTATATCAAGTCGATCAATCGATTCTTCATAGAAACAGTTTTTTACTAATTCAAAAATAAAATCGCGATAAGATTTACTTTGATAGTGCTTTGTATGGATTTTTTTTAACTCACGATTCCATTCCATTTACATTATTACTATGTTTTATTATCTATCAATCCAACCCATTTATTTTTAAAAATATAATCATTGTATTGATATTGTATTGTATATAACGCCTTCTTGGACATTTCCATTAGCACTTCATGTTTTTCTAAATATTTGGTAACAACACGTAGAAATTCTTGTATATTTTCCTCTTTGTACTCATATAATTCTCGAATAAGACGCTTATATACTTCACATCCATGTAATTCATTTCGCTGTAACCCTTTAAACATAAACAGTTCACCATTTATCCCTGGTTGAATACATTCACCATGTCCCCCCACATTAGATATAAAAACAGGTGTGCCATGAGCCATTGATTCCACCATAACATAGGGAAATCCTTCCATAGTGGTCGTGGAAATCAAGACATCAAACATTTCATAATATTTCTTCTTCTCCTCTTGGTTTTCTATGTTTTTGTCAACAATGACTATATTTTTTTCCAATTTTGACCGTTTTATAGCGTGTCGTATATTTCGCATGTTCCAACTTGCCATAGTGGGGCCCACAATATACAATTTCCATTCTGGATAAAGAACATGAAGTCGCTCAAAACAGTGCACCAAGAAAAGGGGTTGTTTTATGTCATTGATTCTCCCAAAATAACCGATGATTTGATTGATTTTCTTCTTGGGTTTTCCTTGAAATGAAAGATTTACGCAAGGACTTATCGATAAAAAACGAGCGCCATCTATTCCTAAATGATTCTGTAATTTTCGAATAGTGATGTTATTGACAGTGACGATTTTATCGAAATAACTACTATGATGCTGAAGAAATAGATTGGAACTCGCCACATCTAAATGTGTAATATAAACAAATTGTCTCGTCATTTTTCGTAAACGTTGCAAGAAAGCAAGAGAATCAATATTTATAGGAGAAGAATTGCAAATAATCGTGTCGAAAGTAATAGAACAAGACGAAACCAGATCGTCATAATTGATTTCGCGACACATGGTTTTCATTTTTTCATAGTAATAATTAGTAATTCGCTCTTTGTTTTCTACAGCAAAATACAGGGAAAATTGACGAAGAGATTCCATAATGTCGAAACTATAGGTGACAACTCCGCCTAAATAAAGATCGGGACAAAGGAGCAATATGTTCCTTCGTTTGAATCTGCGAAATTGAACATTGTATTTTTCGCAAACCGTTTCAGTATGAAAACGATGACCTAGATTATGCAAATAATCTTTGATCTCTTGGACATTTTCACCTTGTATAATTTTTTCCAATTTGTCTTGGATTTCTTGTTCCACCGATTTTTCTAAATAATCCTTTGCAGGATGAAAATCATGGAAAAGATTATATGATTCTCCTAAAAGTTCGATATGTGAAGCAGTCTTCGGCGTGATTACCGGGACGCGATATGCAATGCAATCGATCAATTTGTTACTTCCACCGTAAACAATTTGCTCGTTTTTCCATGTATCTAATACTACGTCAACCTCACGTAAATAAGACGGCATCAAAGATTTCGAAGAATGGACAATCCGTATCCAGGGCTTTTTAGGAAGCCTTTTGACAATGGTATGACTTATGACTAACAAAACAATGTTTTTTTCACGGTATTTTTCGCGGAGTGAAGCAATCATTCGCAAATGTGACCATGGATAAGTGGGTTCGTAAATAGTTCCAATAATTCCGATGATAAATTCACTCCGATATTTCCGTTTAAGGCCTAGATCTTGATAATGAGCAACCTTTTCTCGTATGGATTGATACAAAATAAAAGTGGGCCTTTCAGGTACAATCATGTTTTCTCCGTAACCCAATGTCCCGTCTGAATCATAGCATTTTAATTGATTGTTTGAAGCCATTGACGCAGCTGTTTCCGTTTGAAATCCTACTATATTATTTTTCCAAACGGATTCATGATAGCTATGTGACCATATTTTCGGTTCGGGTAAAAAGGCAAACAAACGGCGCTGTATTTCGTCTTGCATGATGGGTCGATAAAACAAGAAATCATAGCGTTTGGAGGGAACAAAGAGCACAGTGTTTACACAAAAATCGATCTTAGGACGGTTTTCTTCTTCCAAAGCTTTTCTGTATTTCGCTTCGAATTTGTTGGCGTCGTAATTATGGTTTTCATCGAAACAGTCGTTAATATAAATATCGTTGTAATAAACATCATGTACATTGATTAGAGCCGACATTTTGTTTATTTCATTGATCGCAGCACCTCCCATCTTATCATGAATAAAGGGTTTTGTGGCATATAAAACATAAATATTGTATTTCTCTTGGGAAAATTCCATTATAATAGAGACATGTTAATTATTAGCTTGTTTTCTTTAAAACATATTATTTAGGATATTATCAAGAGATAGTATATAATGGTTTTATTGAACAATTTAGATCACTGGAACAAAGTATTGTTTTTTAGTATTGTCATTTTATTTATTTTTATGACATTTTTCCGTTTAGAGACAATATCCGAAATTCTTACGGAAGGATTAATGAATATGCATTAAAAGTAATAATATTTTGTCAACATATTATAACTTACTTTTCAAATGGTCAATATTACTGAAATGCTTATGAGTGGAATGGGCGGAATTGGTGGTATGGGCGGAGGTGCTACTACAGGAGCAGATACTACTACTGGAGGTTCTACTACTGGAAGTGCTACAAGTGGTGGGAAAACTACAAGTAGCGGGGAAGCTACAAGTGGTGCGAGTGTAGTTACTTCTGGAGCACCATCGGGATCTATGGCGGATGTATTAGCCGGATTGGCGATATCACCCGATTCTGCTCCTGCTAGTGCTCCTTCTCCTGCTAGTGCGTATGGTCCATCAGCATATACACAAATAGATCAAAATTTCTTCAATTATGCTTCCATGTATAAATCGCCCAAAGAAATGAATAACTTACCGCAAAATTTAATGGGTTATTATACGGATGCTCTCATTACGGGAAGCACATCACCATCACCTATATTTCAAAAAGGTTATAGTGCAGATGCTTTTCCTGGAAATCGTTATTTCATCAATACAAATACAAAATGTATGGACAATGACGGTATTTTCCACGAGCGTTCTGTATTGATTGACAATGTGAATGAATCGGTTATGGAGGATTATCCATCATCTGAACGGGGATTAATGTATTCGTTTTTTGCGTCATTGGGTAGTTTAGATATAATGAAAACGCCAAGTGTTGCACCGGCACAAAGTAGTGCACCCGGACCTTCTTCTGCTCCATCGGCAATCACGATTGTCGATTCGAATACAATTCCCAGCTGTCAATTAGCTAAGGTAAAAACATCCGATCAAGAAGATTCGCAAGTAATACAAGCATATGTAACAGAAAAAGACTATGGAAATATCGATGCAAAAGCATTGGAAAACTTTACAACACAAGAAGGGTTTGCTACCCCCTGGTCAGACAATTTTCACAGTACAATGGTAGGTACACATGCTAAAATGGTATCCCATGGATCGACCGCGTTATCTGGTGTTAGCACTGCAAGAACAAATGCAAATACAACGAAAACCAATCTTCAAAATAAATCCAAGGAAAGTGTGGCTAAAGCCAAGGAAACAGGAGACAATTATAAAAAACAAGTTGCGGATGCAAAAAAAAAGAGTGAAGAAAGTGCCAAAAGCCGCTTGGAAAATAGTTACAATGAAGAATATAGTAAAGAGAAAATTGACATGGGTGATCTTTTCGATAAATTTTTCTATTATAAAGACGCAAACAACAAACAAATCAGTCCATTGTGTTTGTATTATACCTTTGATCAAGTAAACGAAAATTCCATTCCGAATGAAATAACTAATTCTTATGCAGGAAATCCTGAATTTACGAATAATTCACAACAAATCCAACCCGGTAAATTTTTCTCTGAATTGAAAAAATATTCCAAAATTAATGCCGGTTTGGATCCCAATATAAGTGGTCGATTTGTGGACGAAGAAATGGGATCAAACACAAGTGGAGAAAGCGTGAATATTTCTAAAACATATATTCCACCTGTAACCGTATGTCAAACGACAACGATAAAAATGGGATTTTCGTCTGGTAAAAGCACACAAACCTGTGACGTAACCAATAAAAACTACACGAATTTCTGGAATGCATTGGAACCTCTTCGTCAACCGATTATTAACACCATTATGACGCTTGACAATCCCGACGTGATGGGCACATGTCCTCCTAAATCATATAATCCAAAGGCCAATGAAAATTTCGAACCCATGCGTTATTCCCATGTTGAAAAACAAAACAACGAAAGCCAATTATTATTTCTCTTGGTGTTATTTGTTTTCATGATGATCGTTTTTTATGTTATGCAATAAATATTATGTTTAAATATAATATTTAAATGGCTACTCGTTTGTAGATTTCCAAGGCAACTAAACCACCGAGTATTTGCACTAAACAAAAAGGAATGACTTCACTGGGGGCTAATTTTCCTGCTGCGGCCATAGTGATTGTTACAATTGGATTAATAGAAGCTGCGGTTAAACGATATGTCAATAATAGAATAAAGGCATAGGTAGCACCAATCGCTAAAGGATTACCAGTGGCAATGACTACATACGTTAAAAAGAGCGCACCAAAGAATTCTGCTAAATAGGAATATAACATACTATATTTTATAAGACGAAAAAAAGTCGGTTGTAAAGATTAGATGGAATTATGCGGGAGTGAAGTTTCCCTCAGTATCAAATGTTCCGTATTTGACTATTCCACTAATAGTTCCATCTATACCATTGGCGACAGAATTGATTGTGCCAGTGTTGTTCATTGTATCAGTAAGTGTGACCTCAATGTAGATTATGCCAGTGTTGTTGATTATGCCACTGTTGTTGATTCTGCCGGCATCATCTTCCTCCCCGTCATCGTCATCGAAGTCGTGTGTGCTAACAGGATCGGTGGTGATTGTACCCTTGTTATCGATTATGCCAGTGTTGTTGATTGTGCCAGTAATGAGCAATGTTTTACCACTAGGAATGATCAATGTTCCACCACTGTTTATAGTCAAACTATTGGTGTATTTTAAATTATGATTTACTGTATACGTTTCTCCATCATCAATTTGAGTAACGCTATTTGTTAATGTCCAGGTCCTAGTAATGTTATTGGTTATAACTGTTCCGGCTACGGGTTGATTGTTAATAATGTTCCCATTAATGGTTCCGTTATTAGTAATGGTGTCGTTATTAGTAATGGTGTCGTTATTAGTAATGGTTCCGTTATTAGTAATGGTGTCGTTATTAGTAATGGTTCCGTTATTAGTAATGGTTCCGTTATTAGTAATGGTTCCGTCATGAGTAATGGTTCCGTTATTAGTAATGGTTCCGTTATTAGTAATGGTTCCTGTTATGGTGAATGTTTTACCATCTGGAATGATTAATATTCCACCATTTTTAATTGTTAAATTTGAAGTATATGTAAGATCGTCTCCTAGTGTATATGTTTCTCCAAATTCAATATTTAGAGTTGTGCTAGTGAACTCTTTTTGCAAACGTTTGACTTGTTTTGTTAAAATCAGATTCTTATTATTATTATTAAGATGGTTAAATTGCAAATCAAGCCTAACTGGAGTACCATCTTCGTTTTCGCCCTCTCCTATATTTGTAGGATTAAAATGTCTCACTAATGTTGGAGTGGTCATTGATGCATAAAAAATAGCTAAAGGAAGCATCCTGCTATCCACAAGATTATATATTGTTTCAGTATTCAATCCATCTGAGTTTTGTAAATGAATCAAAACATCCGCAGTAGGGTCATAATCACCATAGTCTCCATGATTTAAAAGATAGAGTAGATTATTTTTCTTCATGTATAAACCATAAGGACCAAATTCAAAATTAGTTATTAAATTACCATTTGCAGTTAGGTTGTAGTAACCGTAATCATTACCATCATTATTATTATTAAAGATGGAAGGAGTTCTATCTTCACCTTCACCAAAGAATTTATTGTCTTCATTACGGTCTGCTAGATTATGCAAATCTTTTTTATAGATACCATAACTTTTAGTAGTTTCTGAAGTAAGAATTACAATGTTATTTATAGTAGAATTATTGTTACTGGAACTAGTATATTGGTAATTTACTTTAAATTCTAATGTAACAGATTTATTATTTATAGTTGCAGAATAAACATTATTTTCATTCTTTTCAAAGGAACCAATATTTCCATCTCTTTTTACATAATATACCTTATTTTCTTTAACAAATACAGTAAAGAAAAATGCAGCTAGAGTCTCAATCCCAGTCAATAATGTGTCAACCGGCAATAATGACTCAGAATAAGGTTCCAAAGATACTGCTCTATATCCATTTGTGTTAATAGGATCACTTATACTTTCATCATTGAAAGTAATAGAAATAACAGTATGACCGTCTTCTAAATTTATTTTTGCTTTACCGGTTACTGGGTTATCGTAATCCTGAGAATTATCAGTATAACTAATAAGTATAGTGTTTTCATCTCCGGCTTCATTATCAGTATCATGCTCAATATCATCATAACCAATGGTAACATAAGCATTAGTAAAATTTGCACCCCGTACATATGCACCATTGAAAATAGCATTTGACAGATTTGCACCAGTGAAATTTGCACCAGCTAGATTTGCATTAGCAAAATTACAATTAGTCAAATTAAATCCACTAAAATCTGCACCAGTTAGATTTGCATCAATGAAATTTACACCACCTATTATGGTATAACTGGAACTATTGGTGGAAACTTCGTTGTTCAATATTTTTGCAAAATAAAAACGCTTTTCTGGAAAAAAATCCTCCATTTTAACATCAATAAAAGAGTAATGTGCGTATTCAAGAATTAGTCCAGAATTAATATCGTTGCTATGAAGGGTAGTTATACCAGGACCAAATCCTAAACTAACGCCATTATCGACTGCTGCGATTTCTTGACTAAATATAGAGAGATCACCATTCGTATTATCGAAGGTATCGGCTAGTACATGCTTTTTCATAAAAGTCATATGATAATATGCATCATTGCTTAAAGCTGCGTTTGTACCTCCAATTACACTTGTAGTTTCAGTTCCATATACCCAATATGCTTTATGTGTGGGTAATGAAGATACGTTTTCGTTAGGAGCACTAGTATTCCAATCAGAACCGTCCCATTTATTAGCTGTATTATCAGCAACTTTTATTCTAACCCAATCGGTTTTACTTATTGTATTTCCAGAAAAACCATCCAGTTTGTAGATATATGGTTCAGTTTCATCTCTATTAAAGCTATTCCTTTCACATAGTAGAGTTAACGAGATTGTTTCGATACGTGTGTTCATTAAACGCCATTCTGACATTATATAAATTATCATCATATTAAATTATATAATTTTATCGTGTTTTCTAAATGTTTTATTTATTAAAAGACTCCGTCATAGATGGAATTATGCGGAAGAGATTGTAATCGATCCACCCATACTACTGTGGTTGGGGCAATAATAAGCCCAAGTAGAACTGTCAGCGTTGTCTGGCACTGTGAATATTAAATTATCACCGTTATACCATTCGGTAGTATACTTATTTCCATCTTTAGAGATATAGAAATCATGACCAGATTGACTATATAAATCAGATAAATCAAATTCATATGTCCGTCCAATTGTTAATGTAATGGTAGCTTGTTCTGCACCATCAATAGCAAATAGACTATAATCATTTACAGTGACCTTAAAAGTTTGATTTTGAATTGTAATCGATCCACCCATACCACTATGGTAGGCGCAATAATAAGTCCAAGTAGAATCGTCGTCTGGGACTGTGAATGTTGTAACAGCACCACTGGTGCCTTGCGATGAAGCGTAAGTTACAAAATTAGTATCATTAAATAAGCTTCCATTTCTTGAGAAACGGAAAGGATGAGCACTGTTGCTCGAACCAGATACGTCAAATTCATATGTCTGTCCACTTATTAGTGTAATGGCAGCTTGTTCTGCACCATCAATCGCAAATTTGCTACTATCATTTACATCCACCGTAAAAATTTGAATGAAGTTTCCATCAGTATCAAATCTTCCGATTATTACTGTTACATCTACATATCCAATTATACCATCGGCGACAGTATTAATTGTGCCATTGTTGGTGATTGTGCCATTGGTGTTGTCGATTATGCCATTGTTGTTGATTGTGCCTCCATTGTTGTTTATGAGAAGAGAGTAGCGGTTGTTGTTGATTGTGCCTTCAGAGTTGTTGTTGATTGTGCCTTCAGAGTTGTTCTTGATTATGCCATTCTCGTTCTTGATTACGCCAGTGATGTTGTCGATTGTGCCATTGTTCTCGATTGTGCCATTGTTATCGATTGTGCCATTGTTGGTGATTGTGCCATTGTTGGTGATTGTGTTCGCACTAGTAATATTTA